TCTCCTCCTTATCCTTGCGATTATGTTTTGCTGAAGTTCATTAAGTTGTAAGTTCATCTTTTAAAAGCTTCCTTATCTCTGAGAATGCATTAAAGAGAGTCGTCCGACTATATCCCTTCTCTTGGATGATCTCGTCATATGTCAGATCTTGGAGATAGTGTAGATCAAAGTAGATCGCGAGACTTCCTCTTCGATGTCGTTTGAGTCGATCACGCAGCTGCTCTCCATAAAGCTGATAATCCGATTCATCCGTCCGATGAGGAGAAGGAGTCTCCCACTCTCTTTCCATTCCAATCAATCGACTCTTCCAACTCTTCCTCTCCTCTCCTCCCATCCATTTAATCTCCTGCTTAATCATCAAGTGAGTCTTCAATTGATCAATCCATTCGAATCGATCTCTCTTTTCCCATAACCGAAGGAGAGCGGCTTGGACTAGGTTCTCGGGATCGTTGGAATATTCCGAGGCAATATTGATCCAGTGTGGATAGTGATCTTTATGGAGATCTTCCATCATCTCCTCAAGTGGATGATTAGAGCGTCTCATTAAAGTCGAGTCCAATCTTCTGGAGGATGTCCGCGGTATTGATCTTCATCTTACTAACAAAGAGATCTCGGACGATCGCTTCGAAGTCTACTTTGTAGTTTCTCCCATTCCTCAAGATCCATCCATTCTTAACGAAAGGTTGGAGGAAGGAATAAGCATTCGCTTTCTTGAGGATCGGAGCGAGTCCTTTAAAAGGAACGTCGTATCCAATCGATACTTGATGATTTAGGATCTTGAGGAAGAGCAGCTCTTGAGTCGTTGAGTATTGCTCAATATGATCATTCAACCTTAAGGAGATATGGGAGATTAATTCATGGAGTCGATTCTGATTGATCATGTCGAGATACGGTTGGATCGATTGATCTCCATATAACCGATCGAAGTAATCATCCAAGTCAGTCGCAAGATAAAGATCCTCATTGAAAGAATGGAAGCTGTCATAGAATCGGATCGCTTGCCTGAAGTGGAACTCTCCAAATCGATTCCACTGTTTATGGAGATATACAACTCCTATGCATCCATATTGATTATAAGAGCAGACTCCTTCCGACTTTTGATCCTCCAAGGTCATAGTAAATCCATGAACTATGATTCTCCTTCGATTAGTCCGATCTTTATGGAGAGCGTGCTGAAGAAAGGACTTAGTTGATCGATCGCTTAAAGTCTCAATGAAGACCTCCCGCGGCTCCCTTCCTACACTGCTTCTCAACTTGACCTCAATCTCACAAAGCTTAAGAGGATTCTCAAAGCTTGGATCCTTCTCCTCAATCCATCCGTCGCAATATCCTCTCTCTCCTGCGATCATCTTAATACTGTCTTGATTGGAGACATATAACTCCGATGCTTTGAACGCTCCGAGGACTTCCAACTCAAATCGATATCCTCGTCCTGCATGATGATTCATTTTGACTTCCTATCTTCTTATAAGATATTTGCTGTTAATATTTTGATTCATGTTTTTCTTTCAGGTGTATCATGTCCGACTATGAACTAGTTTTCGTCTTGATCTGGATCTTCGTTTGTTCCATCCTCGCGATTCTCAATGCCGAGTAAATGATCGGTCTGCTTCATCATTAACTTGATCTCCTCCAATCCTTCCGACTTGGAGACGTTCATATCGATTTGCTCTCGCTTACTCCATCGTTCGGGAAAGCGTCTCTCCAGGATCCACGCCTTCGCTCTCCAATCCTCATTGGTTGAGATCTCAGTAATGAGACGAGACTCACTAACTCCGATCGCTTGATCGATCATCTCTGCGAAGTCCTCCTTCTCATTCCTCCAACGATGAAGAGTGGATTTATTGATCCCGCTTCCGCTTGCTGCTGCACTTAAAGGAACACCTTTCGAAATAAGATCGCAGATTTGATGAGCAAGCACCGCGGAATATTTTCCTCGCGTACGTGTAGAGTTGGTCTTTTCTGTCTTATTTAAAGAATCAAGGAAGACCTCCCGAGCCGCTAATCCTTCCAAGTCTTGACTCATATTCCCTCCAAGTCCGAGAGCTGGATCTCTTCGATCTTCTTGTTTAGATGTTGCTCAACTTCTTCGTAGACTTCAGGGATATCTCTCAAGACTTCAATCCCAATCCTTAACCATAGATCGATCGCTTCAATGTGGAGCTGCTTCTCTGTCTTCTTCTTCTTTGACTTGGACATCAGCTCTCCTCCTTCCGATCACTTAGGACGATCACCTTGTTTACATATAAAGACCAACGAGTCTTCCCTTCGTACTCTTCGGATCGATGAGGACCTTCGATATAGACTTGAGTCCCCTTCTTACATGATCGGAGAAGATAGTCTGCTTTGGCAGCGAATGCGACGCAATTAAACCAAGTCGTCTTCTTCTCTCCTTTGATCGCTTCATTGACTCCGACGGAGAATCTTACGATTGACTTGTCATAAGTTCCGACGCTCTCGGGATCTCTTCCAAGGTTCCCAATGATACTTAAATTATTTACTCCCATCGATCTTCCTTTCTTCAATGCCACGCTCTAACATCTCTCGCATAATACGAGCGCGTGGACGATTCTCTTTTTTTGCGATCCGATTCAGGTCATCAAACATTTTGATCGGTACTCTCAAAGCTATATCTTTACTCGACATCTCCTTCTCCCTTCGTTGTAAGTGATATGATGTCATATGAGATCATAGTCTTAAAAGATACTTGAGTCAAGGGATTGATCTAATATAATAGAGATGGATACTTACTTAAGGAGAATCAAAATGAGTATAGACTTTTCATCCATTTGGCACATCATCGGACTCCTCGGAGCAATCGGATCTTTTATCTTTTACGGAGCGCGGACTTTTGGAAAAACCGTTGAGCAGATCGAACGACTATCCAAAGCGATCGACACTCTCCAAAAGAATCTTGAGAATCAAAGTGAATCATGCAAAGAGGGACGCGTTGAGTTATGGACGGAGGTCAATCGAATGCGAGAGCGGCTGACAGCTGTCGAGACAATTCAGAATCTTAAACGAGATTGACTTAATCTTGATTGGATGATAGCTTAATCCTGTTCATCCTCTTTACCCTCTGAGGAGGTGATCTATTCCTTTCTAGCAATCGGTCAATCCTGTTCTTCTCTCCAGGATTGGCCGTTTGTTATTATGGGATCAGTTTCTTGATCTCCTTCTTGATCTCTTCGGAAGTCCATCCCATCGATCGGAGTTGTCGAATAAAGACCTCTCTCACTTCCTCCTTGTACTTTGGGACGATTGGGAAGGGAAGCTCCCTCGCAGGAGTGGGAGACTTATGTCCTTTGGCCCATCGTTGGAGCGTTGCGATATGAGGAGGATTGGGACAATCAAAGAGAGCCTCTTGGATCTGTTTCCATGTATATCGCAGATCTCGGAGTCTCTTAATCTCTTTGACTATCTCTTGATGTTTGACCTGATAACTCATTTGAAGAATCCTTCCACATCTCCGCGCCGATCATTCCCCTTCATCTCAAAGAGAAAGTCTTTACACATCTCTGCGATTCTGGATTGACTTCGGATGTCGAGAAACTTTCTTTTCATTTCGCGAGGAGAAAGATTGGAAGCGAAGAGGACTTGAACATTCGACTCATAAAGAGCGTGGATCAATTCGTTCGTCGTTTGGATTCCCCATTCGTTCATTCTAAAGAATCCAAGCTCATCAAAGAAGACGACATCGACACGATCAAGCCAAGTATAACGAGGATCTTTAATATCTGTCTTATCGTCGAAGGATTGTTTGATTCTTTCAAGGAGGCTTTGATGAGATACATATCGGACTCGCTTCCCTCTCCATATCATTTCACGAGCGAGAGCGGCTAAGAGATGAGTCTTTCCATTCCCTGTATGTCCATAGATCAATCCTCCTCTAATCTCTCTTCCTGCGAACGATTGAGCAAGACTTTCCAATCCGTCCTCAAATTGATAATTGCCGAGATGCTTATCGATTGCCGCAGCTGTCAATCCACTTTGTTTGAATCGAATGAGGAATTGATTAGTTCGTCCACAGAATGGACAAGGCTCGGAATATACATAACGATGTTGAACAGGCATCCACAATCCATCCTCCTCTACTCTTAAGCCGAGAGGACGCTTGGAGATGTCTTCAATCTCTTCTCCATCATCTCCCTTGATCATAATTGGATCGTATCGTTTTAGATCATCGATGAACTCCACTCGCTCTCTTACATGGATTTGAGAATGGGATGCAGTACATCCAGCATATCCGCAGGAAGGAAGGAAATTGATCTTGAGTTTAGGGATTCCCATAATCACCTCCTTAGTCAAGAGATTCTCTTTTTCCAAGTCGAAGGAATGAATCAACTCAGGACGACCGATGTTTGTTGGGATCCCTCCTCCGCTTTTCTTTTGTACTGCTTTGAGGAATAGGGATAATGATTCGTTTAAGCTTTGCATACTTCTCTCCTTTGCTTTGCTTAGACTGGTTTAGTTAGATCAGGAAACATGATTCGCTCCCGATCGGAATATGTTAATCGATGATAATTGGCTTTGACATAGTTCTCCGCTTTCATCCTTTCTTGAGGATCAACTATAGAAGAAGGATATCGGAATGTATAGACTTGATTGATCTCTCTGTCGTTTTCTTCAATCTCCTCCTCTCTCTCCATCTCTCCCCATCTCAATGCCTCCTCCGCGCGGTTCTCAGTTACCAATAAGTTAATAGATTGTCCATTATTGTTATAATTGTTATCTATTGTATGAGTGGCAAAGTTGACACTGGGGGGAGTGGCAAAGTTAACACGGGGGGTAGTGTCATCTTTGACACGGGGGGTAGTGTCAAAGTTAACACTAGTGTCAGACTTATCACTAGTGTCAGAGTTGCCATTAGTGTCAGAATTATCACTAGTGTTAATCTTGTCATAGTGAAGAGTAGTCAAAGCCGCTTCATTCTGATGATGTCCAATTCTTTGAGATTGTCTTGAGATGATTCCGAGTTTAATCAACTTCGATATAGTTCTCTTAACCGATCTCTCTCCAGTCGAGATAAGATTGGAGACTTCCTTTGCGGAGATTCTTCCTTGGAATGTCTCCCAATCAAGTTTCAAAATCATAGCAAGGAGGACGAGCTTATCCGCAGCTGTCAATCCTTCCGCTTTCATAATCAATTTTCGAACGTCGTATTCTTTCATAACGATCTCCTTTCTCCTCTCTTATATAATGACCTTGTTTTCTTTGCAAACTTTTTTTGTTCTTTTTTCAAAATATATTTGACATAAGAAAAAGATCAATGTACAAATGACTCATCAACGAAAGGAGATCGAATGAAAGATCAAGTCAAGGAAGCTCTCAAGAAAGAGAGATACAACTTCGGACATTTAGCGGATCAAATGGGATACGATTCCACTTATCTATCTAAAGTCCTAAATAAGAAATGCAAAGCTCCAAAGCGATTCTTTTTCACTTTATGCGCTTGTCTCAATGAGATGACAGGATCCACATTCACAACTCAAGACTTCAAGGAATATATCAATGATTAAATATGCACCTAAACAAGACCGAAGAACATTCGCAGAAAAACACTCAATCATCATCATGACTCTCATCGCTCTCGGAGCTGCTCTCGCTTTTCAATCATTTCACGAAAGCACTCAACGAGATGATGTCGTCAAGAATCCTAACTCATCTATTTTACAAACCGTCTCGACTATCCGAGCTAATCAATAAACATACACACTGGAGAGAAGACCAATGTTAAACGATAATCAATTACAACTAATCCAAAACCTTTCATCCGATCGCGACTTTAATGATAACGTCAAGAGCTTCCTTACCTTTGGACATCTCTTTGAATTCAATGTCGCTGTTACTCTCGCTCATACTTATTGCATCCAAGGCAAGCCCGCTCTTAATGCGGATGCTATGGCAGGAGCGGTCCGTCGTTATGTCGGAAAGGATGGAAAGAAAGTTTGCGCGGCTATCTGGGAGGAGATCGGAGAAGAGTCTGTCACTGTTTATGCTTTGCGTCGTGATGAGTTGGAGATGTCTAAGGAGTTCGGTTTTGATGTTAAGCCTAAATCATGGACTTATACTTTGGAGGACGCGAGACTCCGAGGAACTCTCAATCAAAGAGCATGGAAACAAATGCCCAAAGTAATGATGCATAAGCGCGCCTTGACTGCTCTCCTTCGACTTGCTTTTCCCGAGATCATTGGAACCGCTTGCTCTCCCGATGAACTCGCAGAGATGATGATCAAGGATGAACAGGAACGAGACGCGATTGTTTATGCTTCAGTTGAATCCGAGCGCGCTCCTAAACCTTCCACTCCTCCCGCTCCCGCTCCTAAAAAAAAAACTAAATTAGAGACTCCTCCTCCCGCTCCTGTCGATCCTCCGTCTCCTTACAATCTTTCAAGTCCCGTATCCAATCCCCTTCGCAATTTCTTAAACATCAACACAACGATCGAAGAACTTAAGAAGGAGGGAGTCGATGTGGATCAAGCTTTGGTCGCTATGGAGACGATGAGTCAAAAGCCTCTCAATCAATGTACTCCAGATCAACTCGCAAGACTCTTCTATGCCTTCGGGATGAATCCGATCAATGTCTTCCTTCAGGACGGACAGAAAAGAATTGGATACGAGGGATTCAAGGAATGGGATAAAGCTGATATCCAAGTCCTCGCAAGTCTATTCGATTCATTCTATGGGACTTGTTTCGATCCTGCAAAGCATAAAGACTTAGCTCAATATTGTTTCACTGTACATGATAACTCTTATCATTATTATGGAGCTTGGAGCGAGACTATGATCATGCTAAGAAAGCAGCTCAATGAGGAGAAGATTGATCAAAAGACTTTCAATAAATATGAACACGCGATCAATACAAATCCAGGAGGAGGGACGTTCTTTATGATTGCGAAGTCCTTGGGAGTTCACATTTAAGACCGTCGCATCCTGTCATTAGATGAGCATCATTCCCACCTCCGACCGAAGTCAGATCGATCTTACTCCAATCAAGAGTCAATAATCGATTCCATTCTTCTTCCTGCGGAGTTCCATCCTTAACCGTTTGGAACGGAGCGTTCTGATAAACAGTGTCTCCATAATCAGAAAGAAGAGCGACTCCTCTCACAGAGCGACGATTCTTCCAAAGCCAATCCGAGACCATACTCCATTCATCGTCCTTAACTGTACAAGTATTAGATACATTATGAGATAGTCCTTCGACTCGACTTGACTTGGATCCATACTCTACCCAATGAGCTTGGACGAGAGCGACGGACTCAAGGAAGTCTTTCGCAGATAGATGATCTCTCGGAGTTCCATTCCCTACGCAAGCGAATTGAATGATTCCCGTATCTCCTTCAAGATCGATCGTCGCTTCAGGGAGCTGCTCTTTGATGAGTTCCCATATCGGATTAATTTTGGATAGTCGGATCGTCCGAATATATCGATCAGCATGGAAGGGATGGATCCCTGAAGAAGTCCCAAGGATCGTCGAAGTATTTCCACTCGGTTTTATACAAGTCAAACGAGATGCATGATTGATCCCAATCCGCTTCGCTGTAAGTTGATTTGTATCCTCAACGATCGTCGCTCCGTCCCGAAGGATGGAAGGGACAAAGGAAAGCGGATTCGCGTGCATACCTGTTAAGGAGACACCAATGAGAGCCTCCTGCTCAATGATCGTCTTTGATACTCTTCCGAGGTATCCAGTGTCAGTATATCCCGCTTGGAGCGTCCCGATATAGGAAGCGGCTTCGCAAGCTTCGAAGAATAACTCCTCCGTTTGATTCTTCTCCATGTTGATCTCGGTTAGATTACACACTGCCCATCCACTTCGCCAAACCCATCCTCCCATCTCCAATCGTTTCCGATTTCTAGTCA